CCTGTTTAATAACACGGCTGGCAGTCTGTCTGAGGCTGTTATCATCAACTACGCAATCATCCACGGCGCAAGCTAACAGGCGGGGCTTCGGCCCCTCCTTCTGAGGTTTACGATGGCAACATATTCCGCTGGTGATCAGATCAACCGCGCCCTGCGACTGTTGGGTGTCCTAGCAGAAGGTGAAACAACTTCGGCCTCGGTGTCTCAAGATTCATTGATGGCAATGAATCAGATGATTGACAGTTGGAACACCGAGCGGTTGTCGGTGTTCTCAACCATAGATCAGATCGTTGAATGGCCGGTTGGCGCAATCAACGCCACGCTTGGACCGTCAGGGTCTTTGGTGCGCTTAAACGGTACTGCCGTTCGCCCGATCTTGGTTGATGACGCGACGTATTACCGCGACCCGCAGACCAACGTGTCCTACGGAATCAAGCTGATCAACCAACAGCAATACGATGGCATTGCGGTCAAAACCGTAACGTCTACCTACCCGCAGGTCATGTTCGTAAACATGACTTACCCTGACATTGACATCTACATCTACCCTCGCCCAACGCGCTTGCTGGAGTTTCACTTCATCAGCGTTCAAGAACTTTCCGCACCGGCAACGCTGGCGACTACGCTGGCTTTCCCACCCGGATACCTGCGGGCGTTTACCTACAATCTGGCAATGGAGATCGCGCCTGAGTTTGGCGTTGAACCATCGGATCAGGTCAAGCGAATTGCTATGACCAGCAAGCGCAATCTGAAGCGCATCAACAATCCTGACGATGTGATGTCAATGCCGTATGCAATCGTTGCGACGCGCCAGCGGTTCAACATCTACGCCGGTAATTATTGATGAAAACGCCGATTCTGGGATCGGCGTATGTTGCTCGGAGCATCAATGCTGCCGACAACAGAATGGTGAACTTGTTCCCAGAAATTGTCCCCGAAGCCGGTAAAGAACCTGCCTTTCTAAACAGAGCGCCAGGACTGCGCCTACTGACCACCGCTGGCGATGGCCCCGTTCGGGGACTGTGGACGTATGGCGGCGTGGCTTACATTGTTAGCGGCGACAAGCTCTACTCAATGGCAGGGTTTGGCACGCCGGTACTTATTGGTACAGTTTCCGGTACAGGTCCGGTTAGCATGGTGGACAACGGCACGCAATTGTTTATTGCTTGCGGTGGGCCAAGTTACATCTACAACAACAGCACGGGCGCGTTTGGACCAATCACCGATCCAGACTTCCCCGGCGCTTTGACCGTTGGCTACCTTGACGGGTACTTTGTTTTCATTGAACCCAATAGCCAGAAAGTCTGGGTAACCAGTTTGCTAGATGGCACTTCAATTGACCCGCTGGATTTTGCTAGCGCGGAAGGCTCGCCAGACAATCTGATCAGCATGATTGTTGACCACCGAGAAGTATGGCTGTTTGGTACTAACTCGGTTGAAGTTTGGTATGACACGGCTAACTTAGACTTTCCGCTGCAACGCATTCAAGGTGCGTATAACGAGATTGGTTGCGCTGCAACATTTTCGGTTGCCAAGCTAGACAATGGTCTATTTTGGTTGGGCGCTGACGCTCGCGGGCAGGGCATCGTTTACCGCGCCAACGGCTACACCGGCCAGCGGATCAGCACCCATGCGATTGAGTACGCAATTGCTCAGTACGGCAACATTAGCGACGCGATTGCGTACACATACCAACAAGAAGGTCATGCTTTTTATGTACTGACATTTCCATCGGCCAACGCCACTTGGGTGTACGACGTATCAACTCAGGCGTGGCATGAGCGGGCTGGCTTTGACAATGGTAGCTTTACACGGCATCGCAGCAACTGCCAGATGGCGTACAACAGCGAAATCGTTGTTGGCGATTACGCTAATGGCAACCTGTACGCTTTTGACCTAGACGTTTACGCTGACAACGGTAACGTCCAAAAATGGTTGCGTTCTTGGCGGGCGTTGGCTACTGGGCAGAATAACCTAAACCGTACAGCGCACCATAGCCTACAACTTGATTGCGAGTCTGGTGTTGGTCTTAGCGGATCGACATATAGCGATTTGACATTTTTAATTACTGAAAGCGGTTTGTTTATAACAACCGAATCAGGCGACTTTTTGATTTCTTCTGAAGCTGCCAGCGGATTAGGTGTAGACCCAAAAGTTATGTTGCGCTGGTCGGACGACGGTGGTCATACTTGGTCAAACGAGCATTGGTCGCCAATCGGCAAGATTGGCGTTTACCAGCAGCGCGTGTTCTGGCGGCGGCTCGGTATGACGCTTAAACTGCGTGATCGAGTGTACGAGGTATCTGGCACAGATCCGGTCAAAATCGCCATCATGGGCGCTGAACTGCATCTTAGCGGAACGAATGCGTAATGGCTGTTGTTAACAACATCACCCAAATCCCCGCGCCTCGGGTTGACTTTATTGATTCGCGTACTGGGCTAATGTCGCGTGAATGGTACAGATTTTTCTTAAATTTATTTACTTTAACCGGAGCGGGTACTAGCTCAGTTACGGCTGAAGAATTGAGTTATTCACCAACTGGTCCACAAGTTGATGAAATCTACAATATTATTAACTCGCTTGAACTTGGGCCGGTAAATCAGCCAGGATTTGATAGCAGCGTTATTCAAATCAATGCGTTTGATCTTGCTCCAGTAAATCAGCCAAATGTTGGAGGAAGCGGCAGCGTCACTCAAGTCAACACTGGAACAGGTCTAACCGGCGGTCCAATTGTCACTACTGGCACAATCAGTATTGACAGCACGGTTGTCACGCTCACCGGCACGCAAACGCTAACCAACAAGACTATTACGGGTCTTAACAGCGGGTCAACGGTTCAAGACAGCGCGGGCAATTTGTATGAGTTTGGTTTTCGGACCATGCCGCAATCAAACAACACCAGCGGTACGTTGGTTTTGTCTGATTCAGCCAAGCATCTTTACCTGACTGGCAACGTCACCGTACCACCTAACAGTAGCGTAGCGTTTGAGATTGGTACGGTCATTAGCGTAGTAAGTAACGCCACGGCGCTAGTTATCCAAGCCGGATCTGGTGTCACGCTCAAACTTGCCAATTCCACATCAACCGGCAACCGATCTGTCGCGTCTAACGGCGTTGCCACAATGATCAAAGTCGCAACCGATACATGGTACGTCTTTGGCCTAGGTGTGACATGAGCGGCTTTTTGGGAATGTTTGCTTACGGGGGTGCGGCTGCGCCTGTTGTCCCATCAATCTATATTGCTTATGGTGGTCCCACGGCGGGGCAAAGAATCTCCGTCTACAACTGGAATTCAACGACTGGGTTCGGGTCAATCTTCACGGCCCCAACGGTTTCGAATCCGGTCGACCAGATTTCTTTTGCCACAGACAATTCAAACATTTCGGCGTCCTGTACTACGTCGCCTTTTTTCCTTGTGTGGCAATGGTCTGGCTCTGGTTTTGGGACGCAGTACGCTAACGCTGGCAGTCCTTTAAGTCCGTCTTCGTTTGGCCCCGCAGGATTTACTTGGACTAGCAATGTTGACGCAATCCTAACGTCAAATGCGCTGAACCCGTCTTTTCCGCAAGCGTGGGCGTGGAGTCAAGCAAGCGGATTTGGGTCTAAATATTCCAACGGGCCAGCGTTAAATTCTGCGGGGTCTACAACTGGCGTTACCCTAAACGGCGACAACACTCAAGTAGCGTTCAGCCAAGGCGCAACCCCAGTCATTTCGTTGTTCCCGTGGTCATCTTCAACGGGGTTTGGTACTAAATACGCAAACCCCGCGTCGCTACCCCCGTTTGGTAACAACCCAGAAAGCATATCGTTCAACCCAGTAACAAATGACGTTGCGATTGGCAGCACCGCGTTTCCGTTTATTGCGGCATATCCCGTAACATCGTCGGGCTTTGGAACCAAATATTCCAACCCATCAAGCCCTGTCAGTGGAACAACATTTGGAATTAGGTTTTCACCTGCGGGGACTGAACTTGCGGTCGGAAATAACTCTACGCCCAACTCATTAAAAGTGTACCAATGGTCTTCTGGCTTTGGTTCTTTGTACTCAAGTCCGTCAATACTGCAAGTTGTACAATCTGTGGATTGGTCTAGTACAGGGACGGAAATCGCTGCGGCGATACCTTCAACGTCGCCGTATACTAGAGTGTACCCGTGGACATCTGGCGGGTTTGGGGCAGCATATGCCAACCCAGGAACAGCGTTAGGCGTCGCAAATTCTGTAGCTTTTTCCAACAAATCAAGATGATTACTAACGACGAAAAACTAGCTTCGGCGGTCATGAACGCCTACTACCGCGAGATGGAGATCTACGCGTATCAGGTGAACATTGATAACTATTCTGCTATGCTACTCGCACTTCCGTCGGATGATTGGCCGCAGGATTGGGTAGCGTTCAAGGGCGTGAAAGTCGAGGATCTGCCGCACTCGTTGTCGGATGACGATGTTCAGGCGATCAGCGATTATCAGTACCGTGACCGCTTACGGTCGTTGGTGAGGACCGAAAAAGCAGAGCAGAACAAGTCTTCTAGAATTAGGGACGTTCTTAAAACTCAGATCGGCGGCGACTACGACGCGCTGGTTTTGTCTTACAAGGCGACACAACCATGACTGTAACTGTAAAAGTCTTAATCCCGGCAAAGTTGGCCGAGTCTAGTCAGACGACCCAGTACACCGCCAACGGTGTTACCGCGCTCATTGACAAATTTACCGCAACCAATTTTAGTGCATCAGCGGCGGCGATTAGCGTTAACTTAGTCACAGCAACAGATGGAGCCGGCAATCAAAACCTTATTGTTAAAACTAAAACTTTACAACCTTCAGAAACATATACGTTTCCTGAAATCACTGGCGCTGCGCTTGCTCCGGGCGGCTTTATCAGCACTCTTGCAGGAACCGCGTCAGCAATCAACATCCGTTCTAATGGACGAGAGATTACCTAACATGACTACATACATCTCGCCTCAACCGAAACTGCAATTTCTAGACAACAACGGTGTTCCGTTGTCTGGCGGTAAGGTGTACACCTACGCAGCCGGAACTACCACGCCGCTCACGACCTACACGGACTACACCGGCAACACGGCAAACTCCAATCCGGTCATTCTGGATAGCCGCGGCGAATGTAGCATCTGGTTGGGTACGTCTTCGTACAAATTCAAACTTGCAAACACAAGTGATGTAGAAATTTGGACCGTTGACAACATCTCGGTTTTGATCAGTTCTGCCAACATCACCTACGTTGAGTCTGGAACTGGCGCGGTCACCGAGACCGTACAAGATAAACTCCGCCTTGGTTACGTTTACCCAGAAGACTTTGGCGCTGCCGGTAACGGTACGACCAACGACACGACCGCGCTACAGAACGCGATCAATACAGGCCGCGATGTCTACCTCGCCGCTGGTAAGACCTATTTGCACACCACGGCGCTATCGGTTACAACAAGCAACCAATGGCTTGGTGGCCCCGGAGAACTTAAAACCTCGGGCGCAATCAACGGTGTTAACGTCGGCGGGGCAAGCAAAGGCGTCAAGTTGTCGCTTAATTTCCGCTCCCCCGGTCAAACCACGGGTTACGCAGTTTATGTTAGCAATGCAGATCGAGTGACAATTGAGCATCTGTATTTGTACGATGCGTTTGGTGGGTTGTACGTTGAACAGTCTAATATTTGTTCGGTTCAATGGATGTGGGGCATTATTCGCGGCCCAGGTATCAAATGGTACGGCGACGCTGCCAAACGGTCAGATGTTTTATCAATTGATTTTGCTTCAATTGATCCCGGCCCTGACTACTACGGGCTTGAATGGGATGGCAACTGTCATAGTTTGAACACCCGTTATTTGGCATTGATTTGCGGCGGTAGCAACACAACCCAATCTAGTTATGGATTGGTCATTCAAAACACAGTAGGCGGTTACAAGTCAGTAACATCGGGTTCTATTGCTGGCACAACAATGACCTTGGCCACCGCGCCAACCAACCCAATTTTGGTTGGCATGGTGGTGTATGGAACTGGCGTAACGTCTGGCACTACAATTACTGGCGTTACAAATCCAACCAGTTACACGGTTTCAATTAGTCAAACCGTTTCAACGACTAATTTAAGTACAGTACCAGCGTTTTATCCTGCTATTTGTCGAATTGGAACGCTTGAGATTGACTACCCTAAAGCAGCGGCAATCAAAATTATGGAGGGTGTGGATTACGACTTTGTAATGCCATACGTAAATGGCGCTGTAAGCGATGGTTTGTACGTAAACTCAAATATTGACAGTTACAATGTGCGGATTACTGGTGGTAAATTAGCTGGAAATGGTGGTTACGGAATAAACAACGCAGCAAACGGTGCTGTTTTAATTTCCGGTAGTATTGCATTAACTGACAATACTAGTGGAGAAACAAACGGTAACATACAAACAAAATCACCTCGGCTCCAAATTGATGACTATTTTTATCTAAGCACCGCAGGTGACAAAACTTTAGCTTCCGGTTTGCCCCAGATAAATTTTGCGCCAAACGATTATATTTCATACGCTCGTTCAACTAATGAGTTAACTTTTTTAATAAATGGAGTAGGCGTTTTTGAAGTTGAATCAAATGCCGTAAATGCTTTTGCTCCCTTTAGATTAAAATCATATACTGTTGCTGAATTAAATGCGTTAACGGGCAAACAAGTTGGATGGAAAGCAATGGCTACTGACGCCACCGCCACGACGTTTGCCAGCATCGTTGCTGGTGGTGGGGGTAATGTTGTGCCTGTATACTGGGCCGGTGCAGACTGGAGGATTGGTTGACCACCGTTTTGGTTCCTGATCGTTCTACCGCGCTTCGTATTGGTTATGAAGCGACGGACTGGTCACGCCCGATTCAGTTTGATGATTACGAAAAAGGCATGGCAGACTGGGACGTCCAACTGATTGAACGGGACGGGGAGCCAATCGGCGCAGCGTATTTTTGTGAGGGTGAAGTTCACACTTCAATTTTACCAAAGTGGCGCAGACGTTGGGCTACAAAAGGTCTGTTGCAGAAATTGTTTGGTGGCGATGTAACGACCAAGGTTACCCCCGGTCACACTTATATGTATGATATTTTGAAAAGGTTAGGTTTCGTTTCTTTGTCTGACGGAACTTTTGTAAAGGGATCTGCAAATGGGCATTGAAACCGCAATCTTGGCGTCTGCCGCTGCCGGTCTGTACTCGGCTAACAAGGCATCAAAAACTCAAGCGCAATCTGCCCAGCAGGGTATTGACGCCCAAGAGCGGATGTTTGAGAGACAGAATGAGTTGCAAGCACCGTGGCGTAAAGCTGGCGAAGAAGCGCTAAACAAACTGATCCCGCTGGCATCTAACTACACCAAGTTTGGGCCAGAACAATTTCAACAAGATCCGGGTTACGCTTTCCGTTTGTCAGAAGGTATGAAAGCACTTGATCGAACCGCCGCCGCTCGCGGCGGTCTGTTGTCTGGATCTACCCTTAAAGGGGCGCAGCGTTACGGTCAAGACTTAGGTTCGCAAGAGTACATGAATGCGTTCAATCGTTACCAGACTGAACGTAACGCCCAACTTAATCCGTTGCAATCGTTGGCGGGGTTAGGTCAAACCGCTACAAATACGTTGACTAACGCAGCGGGTCAAATGGGTCAGAACTACGCTACTGGTTACGGCAACGTTGGGCAAGCTAGGGCGTCAGGATACCTTGGCGGGACCAACGCTCTAACGTCTGCGCTTGGAACTGGCATCAATTACGCGCAAAACCAACAGTACATTAACCGGCTTCCGATACCCGGAACGGTAGGATATGGCGGCGCTCCAATTTCCGCAGCGACGCCTTATTCAACTGGAGGTTTTTCTTCAGTAGATCCGTATGCACAATTTGCTTATGGCAGTTCAACGTAAGGATTGATCATGGCAGACTACTCCCTTGCGCTTAACGTCAAACCGCTTCAGCTTGAAGACCCGCTGACGTCTTACGGCAGATTTGCTACCATCCAGAACGCGCAAAACCAGAACGCGCTGGCTCAGTATCAACTTGCCGCAGCACAACGCGCAGAAGCGCAACAAAACGCGCTGTACGAACAAGCTCAGACGCCGGGGTTCAAACTTGATTTTAGCAATGCGTTAAGATACGGAGCGCCGGGGATCGCGGCGTATAAAGCCCAGCGCGAAGCAGAAACTAACGCATTGCAAGCCTCAAAATTGCGGGGTGAAATTGCGGCGCAGCCTGGGGCTATGGCAAAAACTCAAGCCGAAACAGCTAGGTTTAATCAACAAGTGGTAGAAGGTCAAACCAAAGCTCTTGGTTTAGGTTTGATGCAAGCCATGCAAAATCCAGATGACGCTACTTTAAAAGGCGTACTTGATCGTTTGGATGAAACTGGCGTAAACACTAAACCTATTCGAGAGCAATTTGCTGCTATACCAGACTTGAAAGCGCGCGAACAAGTCATTAAACAGTACGCGCTTGGCAATGAAGAAGGTCGTAAAGCGTTGGAGTTTGTATCACCTAAACCTTTGGCAATTAATTTGAATGGCGAAGAAATAGTAATTGATACAAATTCGCACAGCCCAACTTACGGAAAAAAAATAGCAAGTTTTGCTAAGACTGCAACCCCAGACGCGGTTATGGCTGACGCGCGTTTGAAAGAACAGCACGTTGATCAGTTAGGTCAATGGGATAAACTTAACGCTGCTGAGAAAGCCAGACTTCAAGAACAGTACCGCGCGCATAATTTGCAGGACGCACGGTCGCGCGCGACGCTTGCGGAAACAATTGCAAACAACGCCCGCGTGGGCCGTCGTGAAGCAGAACGGATTGCACAAGCAAACAACCCAGGGGTTGTTGCTAACACAATTACAGATGAAACTGGTAAAGTTACGTTTATTAACAAATTTGGTAATGTCGTAAAACCCACATCTGGCGGTGAATCAGTTGAAATAAAAGGTAAACCTAGCGCGACCTTTGAGAAAACTCAAAAACAAAAAGCTGATTTGAATAAACAAATCGGCGCGGCTATTATTGAACTTACTGAGATTAGCAAAGATGGCGGCCTTATTGACCAGTCTACCGGCAGCGGCGCGGGGCGTTTAATAGACTATGGTGCTGCATTTGGTGGTATAGCAACTCCCGGTTCTATCGCAATAAGCAACCTCAAACCAATTGCAAATATGGTTCTTCAGACCATCCCGCGTTTTGAAGGCCCACAGTCTGACAAAGATGTGCAATCTTACAAAGAAGCCGCCGGTCAACTTGCTGACCCTAGTATGCCAACAAAAAACCGCAAAGAAGCCGCAAAAACGGTACTGCGTCTAATGCAAAAGTATAGGGGTCAATTTGTTACGCAAGAAATGCTAAACGAGGGTGGCGGCGCGACCGGCGGCGGCGTGGATACTAACAATCCGTTGTTGAAGTAAGGGGCGCACTATGGCTACGTCACTTACTGAAATTATCAAAGACCCCAACTACGTTAACGCTAACCCAGAAACGCAGCGCGCAATTTTTGAAAAGTACGCGCCGCTTGATCCCAACTACAGCAACGCCAACGCTGCTACGCAACAAGCCATACGTTCCAAGTTTGGTATAGCACAACCAAGCGCAGCGCAAGCACCCGAAGCCGCTGCGCCTAGCGACGTCGAGTTGTTTTACAAACGGCTCAAAAGTCTTAGCGGCCCGATTCCTACCGAACCCATCGCGGCTGTTGCTCGCGGAGCAAGCGACGTTGCGCGTAACTTTGTTCTTGGTGGCGCTCGCCTAGCGGATAAGTTTTTTCCGCGCGATCAAAGTTACCGTGCGGACGCCGAAAGAGCGTTTGCTGAACAAGAAAAAGCATATCAGACATACTTTGGCGACGCCGACGTGCTTCGCCCAATCGGTCAGATAGCCGCCACCGTACCGTTTCAAATAGGCGCGGGTCAGGCGGTGTCACGGTTTAACCCCGCACTTGGCGCTCAAATTCAAGCGGGTGGTTTTGGCCCCGGCGGTACTATGCCGACCCGTATCGCGGGCGGCGGTATCTCCGGCGGTATCGGTGCAGGGCTAGTGAACCCAGACGAAACTACGATGGGCGCTACCTTGGGCGCTATCCTACCTCCGGCGGCTCGGCCTGTCGCCAAAATAGTAGGCGAACTTGGTTCGCGCGTAAAAGCAATGCTTCCGTTTGGGGTCAAACAAAACGCCTACATGGAGGCGCTTGGTAACGACCCGCAACGAATTACCGCTGCGATTGATATGCTTGAGAAAGGCATACCGATTGAGCAGGTTGCGGTTAACCTTAACAGCAGCGGTTTGGCCGCGCTTGCTAAATCAACCCGCGAGAGAGCCAACAGCGCAATCGTAGATCTGTACGCCGCGCGTGATGCGGCTATGAAGTTGCAGCAAACCAATCAGCTTGCTGGAGCGCAACAAAACCTAAACGCGCTTGCTCAACAAAACATACCGGCGGCTACTGCGACGCCTAACGCCCCTCGCGCGGCGGTTAAACGGTCGCTGGCCGCAGAACGAACCGCGTTGGAAGGGCAGAAAGCCGCCCGTACTGGCTTTCTGACCGCTGAACAACAAGCCGCCGAAGCCGCTCTAGCCGCCAAACGCGCTCAAGAACAAGCGCGAATTGAAGCGGGTCAAGGAACCACAAACGCCATGATCGCAGAACGTGAAGCCAAAGCCCGCGCGGGTGTGGCTAACGTCAGCCAATTGTCGGTAGGCGAAGCACTCGCAAACGCTGAGAAAGTAATCCAAGAAAGCACCAAAAAGACTGTAACCGAACCCGCGTACAAGGTTGCGTTTGACGCCGCCCCAGACGCAACAATTGATCTAAGCAATTTGGCCGCAGTTTCTAAAGGTCAACTAGGCGATTTGCTTACGGAAATCAAAGGGTTAGCGCCAAATGCTGCGGCGTTTCTTGAGAAGTACGGCCCTAAAAAGCAAACCGTTAACATGGGCGAAGGACTGACAACAACCGAAATGGTTGCAGCCAAACCCGTCACGCTTGAGGACGCCCATAAGCTACGCCAAGCGATTAACATCGACCGTTCGGCGCTTAAAGGCTCGACCGATTCGCAAGCAAACATCGCCCGCGCGCGTTTGGGTCAATTGTATTCGGAAGTAAACAGCGCTATTGAAGCGGGAACGTCAAAAGAAGCATACAAACTATTTAAGGACGCCAACGAACTGTTCCGCAAACGAATTGTTGAAGTATTCCGTACTGGTCAACCTACCAACTTGTCGCGCACCAGTACGCTTAACGAACCGATGCTGCGTCCAGGCGACATCGTATCAAAAGCACTTAGCGACGAAGGCAACACCCGTCAGTTTTTGAAAGTGTACGGTCAAGATCCGGCGGCGCTACAAACGCTCAGTACCGGCGTTGAGGATCTGTACCGCCGCGAGGTTTTGAAACCCGGCGCGAGCGCCAACGCACATGATGCGTTTATGTTCAAGTACGCTGATCAGCTTGCCGCTATGGATCAAGCTGGCATGAACTTAAGCCAACGGTTGAGCAGCATCGGCGATGAGTTTGCCAACATCCGGCAAGCTAAGGAAGTCGCCAAAGCGACTACCGGGGAGACTTTTGCGGCTGAACAAGAAGCGTTAAAGCGTCAACGCGCAGCCCTCCCCGACAAAATTAAAGCCGAGTTTGCCAAGCAAGATGAGGCTTTGCGACTTGTAAGCGAAACTCTTAAATTCAAGTACACACCAGACCTTCGCGCCAAGATTGTTACCGACCCTATGACGCGCAGCATGGCGTTGTCTCGCATGGATGACGGTGCTAAATCGTCGCTGGCGCGCGGCGTTATGCTGGACGCATCGCAAGGCGTCATTGCTGGCGAAGCGGGCGCGGGCGCTAAAATGCTCAAGCATCTGACCGACAACGAGGTTGGCATTCTGAAAGTTTTGGAAGCAAGCGATCCAAAGAACGCCGCGAAGATTCTGGCTGACGCCAAGCAGGTAGCCGAACTGTATCAGTTGGTCGAGCAAGCCGGTAACAAATTAGCTCCCGAAGGCGCGGTGCTTAACAACGCAATGACCACCGCGCGCAACATTGGCGCGCTGACACAGAACGCGCCGGAGATCCGCGCGGTTGCGGATA